ATGGATCACAAAATACTATCTGGTGATGTATTTAATAAAGCAATCCTTCCAGACTTATTAAAAAGAATGAAACAAAAAGCCGTTGAAGTAAACAAAATATGGTCCAAACGATTTGGTATTAACCAAGCTACGGCTATCACTTGTGTCAAACCATCTGGCACGGTATCACAATTAGTTAATGCCGCATCAGGTATTCATGCTAGACATAACGAACATTACATTAGAAGAGTGAGAGGTGATAAGAAAGATCCATTAACTCAGTTCTTACAAACACAAAACATACCAACAGAAGATTGTGTTATGAAACCAGATTCAACGGCAGTATTTTCTTTTGTTGAGAAAGCACCAGCTGGTTGTATAACTCGTAACCAACGATCGGCTATAGAACAACTAGACCATTGGTTAATATATGCGCAACACTGGTGTGAACATAAACCTAGTATAACCATATCGGTTAATGAAGATGAGTGGTTAGGGGTAGCTGATTGGTGTTGGACAAACTTTGATGATTTGAGTGGTGTATCTTTTCTTCCTAACTTTGGGCATGTGTATCAACAAGCTCCTTATGAGGATGTTGATAAAGATTTTTATAATAAGTTAAAAAAAAATCAACCAGATAAAATTAACTGGAATGCTCTAGCATTATATGAACAAGATGATAACACAAAGTCCTCCCAGACTCTTGCTTGTAGTGCTGGTTCATGCGAGGTCGTAGATGTATAAAACATTTGTGACCATACCTAAAGCTGTTCCAGAAAAGTTATGCGATGAAATGATTAAAGAATCGCCTAGCTATTCTGAACAGCTGGCTGGTGTGATGTGGAAAAAAGAAGCCGATCTTAAAAAAGATAGAAACTCAAAGGTAAGATTTTTTCCTCTTGATCATTGGATTGTTCCTAAATTATGTGAGATTGCATCTGAAATAAACAAACAAGATTATATGTTTGATGTTACTAATTTACAATGCCCACAATTTACAGAGTATAAAAAAGGACAACACTACCAATGGCACCGAGATATCTATCCACCAGAACTTGATGGACCATATCCTGGATTAATTAGAAAACTATCTATGGTGGTGCAGTTGTCTAACTTTGAAGACTATAAAGGTGGCATACTACAAATTAAAAATATGGATGGTAAAATAGAACCGATTGAAGGATTTAAAAACAAAGGTGATATGATTATATTCCCATCATTTTATCTTCATAGAATTAAGGCTGTTACCGAAGGCACTCGTCATAGTTTAGTATGTTGGTTTATGGGTCCACCGTTTAGATAATGGATAAATTCTTGTGGGCACTTCTTAAATTTTCATTAGTTGTGTTAGCCATACAATTTATATTAATTTTTATGTTGTTAATTACGTAATGAATATTGTTTCACGACCTTGGGGACATTATAGAGTATTAAAAGAAACACCAAAGATAGTTATAAAAATATTACATGTCTATCCAGACAAGGCAATGTCAGTTCAATACCATAAATATAGAAATGAGCACTGGAAAATACAAGATGGCGAAGCAACGACCCTCATAGGAGACCGCTGGTGGACATTTACTAAGGGTTATAGGGTTTATATACCAAAAAATACAATTCATTGTGTACGGGCTTCTAATGGGCATGTACGCATATTCGAGGTTTGGGAGGGTGAAAAACTAAGTGAAAACGATATTATAAGGATTGAACATGATTATAGTAGTGAGTGGGGGCTTTGATCCTCTACATTCTGGACACATAAGTATGTTTCGCCAAGCACATTTTTTTGGTGAAGTATGGGCAATAGTAAATACTGATAAATGGTTGCAAAGAAAAAAAGGATTTGTGATGTTACCATATAAAGAACGAAGTAAGATTGTTAGTTCAACACAATTTATTTATAAAGTTATTAGGGCGAAAGATAATGATGGTACCGTGGTTAATAGTTTAAAAGATATAAATAAACCTTTTGCATTTGCTAACGGTGGTGATAGAGTTCCAACCACTACACCAGAGATGGAATATTGTTTAAAGAATAATATACCTATGTTATTTAATATTGGTGGTAAGAAAACTATGTCATCATCAAATATAGCTCGTAAACTACTTGACCAAGCTAAGAAATAGTATATACTCTTAATTGAAACAACGTCGTCAAAAGGATCTCTAGAGGTGGGACCGTAAACCTCTAGAGATTTAACTCCTTAGATGTGATTTAGGTCCTAATTGTTTTCGATGTCTTAATCCTTTTTTCTTATACCTTCTTTTTGTTTTCTTTACTGGATTGTACTCTACTCTTTGAAATCTTTTTACCATAATATTTAACTGGGTTTCTGTAACCTAATAACCTATGCCTATTGTTTGGGAATCGTTCTCCACTACAATCTTGTAAGGTTAATACTTCAATCTGTTTCGCCAATCCCTCTGGTCTCCCCTTGGAGTTTGTATTTGTTTCTCACACACATGATCACTGTGTGTTGTTATAACCATAGTATCTTTATCGGTACAGGTATAAAAGCATTTGACAGAATCTTCACCAAAAAAAGGTTCAACTATTTTTTCTTTAGTTAATCTACAAGTTACATAATATTGATTTCGTTGATCGTATAATCTACCGTTGGTAGCCACGGCTGGAGTACAGAATGAAAGTAATAATGGGAGCACTATGACTCCCACTATTGTATTATTTTTCAGCACATGCATAGCTATTGATCTCAAGACCGATTGCTATTTCTGTGATAATAGGTTTAGACCACATATTCAACTCCATTTGTTATGGTTAAACAAACAGTGCTGGTTGCCATTGAATGACCGCAGTCCACTGATCTTTATATATTACTTCCTCATGTTCTCTCTGGCAACCCCTTTTGATTTTTCAAAAGAACGTAAGCCTCCCATTCCGAGTAAGGCTATTGTTAGAGAGATAAGTTCACCAGTGTCTATAAAGTTTGGCATATTTATTTCTGGCGCAAACAAAGCTGTGAACCAAGTCATTAATGGTAATATAAAAAAGTTTACAAATAAACCAATAGCACATACCCACATGATGGCGGGTCTTGCTCCAGCTACAAACATACTTGGATGTTTAGCTGCCTCAGTGTTTGCTTTGGCTTGTTCTTTAGCTAGAGCATTTGCATGTTTCTCTGACATCGTAGCAATGTCGTGTGCTAATCTAGCTTTTTGATCTTTGTCTTCTATAAATTTATCAAGTAGTCCCGTAACTGGACCAATGAGTGCTGTTAACATTATTCTGTTCCTTCTTGTGCTTGTTCTATCTTCTCTAATATAACACTCTTTAGTTGGTCCATCAAAACATAAGCTGAGTTTAAGTTAACACTACCTGCAAAGTAATCCACTATTGGTCCTTTATCATCAAACAAAATAGTTATCATACCAGTGGCTTTAAATTTTTCTGTGTCTTCCTTAATAACATCTAAATGATCCAACACTAATTTTGTAAAATTGTCTTGAGGCATTTGATTAACAGCAGCCGTTGTCATAATGTGTTCTGATTTATCTTTAAATAAATTTACAACAACATCTTTATTATCATCTTTTTTATCAGTCATTTTTAATTAAATGTTTATAAGGCAGACCATGAGCCATTTCGGTTATGGTCCATTGTGTGTAGGCTAGGTCATAAAATAATTGTTGACGATCTTCCATCTTTGGATTTTCAATATCTTCTACGGAATGGGATGATAGTGAATAAGCAAAGTTAAGAGGACTAGGTGTAATAACAGGGACACCAGCAAGGAGACTATCCACAGACCCTCCACTGGTAAACGACACCGTTGCCCAA